CTAGTATTTATCATATCCACATACCTCCATAACTTTGATTATAACATGCAGAATCTATTAAAGCCTCAGCTAAATCATTGTATTTAGGGTCAATAACTCTTATTAATTCATAAGGTTCACTTTCCATATTTACAAATTCAAGTAACTCTTGTTTATTAAGCTTATCTATTTCTATACCATATGGTTCTAATTGCTTATTAGTATGATTGATGGATGTTTTGTATTTATGCATATTCCAAGAACCAGTAGTTACTTGTCTAATATATTCAGCTATTTTACCCATAGCATACTCCCATTTAGCTTCAAAATTAGCAGATTCCTGTTGTGTTGGATTAATACCCATACAATTGTCTTCTAATAGTTTATAATCAGAAGACATTCCTCTACTATTGTACCAACTATGCATAGTCAATTGTTCACCTTGTGATGGTAATTTAGTTATGCCAGTAGTATAAGAACTCAATGATCTTTTTCTACATTTAGCTTTAACTTCAGTTACTATTTCAAGAGGTATTTCTACATCTTCTTTACCAACTATCTCAAGCTCAACATCTTGATGGACTTGTAATGGTTTCCATACAGATATTCTACATTTATACTCTTCTTTAAGATTAACAACAAGAGCAAATGATAGATCAGACTCTCCTTCACCATACTCATCTATACTAGATAGATCAGTACCACTCCAGAATGCATCCATTGTATGATGACTATGCCACCAACAGAATCTAAAGTTAGTATCCTTGTATTTTACAGCCATTTGTGTATAGTATTTAGCCAAATCCTCTTTATCAAGGTCACAAGTAGTAGCACCTATTTCCTGATTCATGATTTGAGGGTCTTCTATCCACCAATCACCATCTTTGTCTTGAGTAACTACACTCATACCACCTATTTCAGCTTTTTCACCATTATAAGCAGCTTTTGCATAGTTTATTATCTTATCCCAACTATCTTTTAATATATATACTTTCATTATTCCTCCTTAAGTTAATTAAGTGCGCCCTGCTCGGTTGCTGTTAACAGACGTGAGACTCACGAGCGCAACTTAAAATATGTATCTTATTTCTTGCCATGGTAATATAAAGTTATGTAAATCTTTAAATTTTGATATACATTTACTTTTATAGCCATATTTATATCTTATATTGACATTTCCATACTGAGATACTTTGAGTTCCTGTAAATGGGGTTTCCAAAGTATATCTTCGCTATTATTATTTTGTGTCAAGTTATACTCATGCATATTATAATTATGTGTAAGAAATATTACTTCACACTTAACATGTTTCTTTATACTTTCATCTACGTACTTATCTACTTGTTTGAATAGCTCTGTATACATTGATTTAGAGTCATCATGCACAATTACTGGAGAGTAATTAACATGCACTTCATAACCTGCTAAATAATATGTATTTATAGCTTTTATTCTATCTATTATTTTAGATGTACCTGGTTCTAGTATATTAGCTAACTTTTGTGGCATAAGACTAAATCTAATACGAATTTTACGATTAGGATTGTAATTTAATAAGTCTTTATTGACATATTTAGTAGCTGCTGTACCCATAGTTTTGTCATTGTTTTTAAAATAGTCAAATAACATCTTCCAATCATGATATTCTAAGTGCTTTACATAGTCTTCATTACAACTAAAGTCATATGTGTAATACTTATCATGTGTTTGATCAGGTTCTTTTGGCCATTTTAAGTTATTACAATGTTTTTCTATTGCATTTATAATATCTTCTGTGTTTTCTGCTATTGTTAATCCTGATTTAACATGTCTACGCATATAACAGTAACTACATTTATATTCACAACCAAAACCAAATGAAGGTGTAATAAAATTGCTACTACGCCCTGAATCTCTTATTATCATTGCTTTGCGTTTTACATATTTAGGCATTATTCCTCCTCATTGCGTTCGTTAACATATTGTCTAACTTCTTCAAGATTTTCTTCATACCAATGTGATTGATCATTCTCAACACGTTGTAGATTGTGAGGATTATTTATTGGCTGATCATCTTCAACACGTTGCTCATTTGACACTGTGTCTCTAGTTACACTTATAGGGTTTCCTACACTATCAGTTGTATGTATTATAGTTGGAGCAGCAGTGTTTACACCACCCATTCTAGTAGCCCATTGCAAGGTCATTTGTTCAGCTTGTTCTGGTGTTACTGGTTCAGGATGAGCAAGTTTATACCTATTACATTGAGATCTAAATGTACATTCTTGAACATCACAGTAATCATTATGTCCATCTGGTTCATAATTACAGCTATCTATATTATTTGTACCAAACACAGTTCTATATCTTTCAGATAACTTTGCTGGTTCACCATGATACATATGTTTAATATTATTATGTGGACCTGTTATATTAGTATAAGTTGTAGCCCAATTAACAGATTGCAACACAAATGAAGCCATATCATATTTATTAAGTGCTGTATATATATCATTTGATTGATCACCATAACATACACTATGACCAAATAATCCATTATTACGCCATTGTCTACTTCCAGAGATAAATGGATACGCTAAATAGCCCTTATCGTCTGGTTGTTCTACTTGACCTAATGTTTGAACATCAAAGTTTGGACGATCAAAGTTAGAGTTTCTGGTCATAGTTCTAAGTGGATATGTAATATTATTAATATACAAATCAGTTTCACATGCTATATTCTCTATATGTTCAGCCTCATTTTGACTTGTTCTACCGTCTGTCATATATACTTTCATTACACCTGGTCTTATTCTAAGTGTACTTACTAACATATATCTTTGACTAGAGCGTGATGTTGGATGAACAAATAATTGATGATACATTTCTTGCATTATATCTATATTATTTATTAATTCATCAGCTAGCTCACACTTTTCAGACATATAATTAGCATATAGATTCTTTCTTTCAACAAGAATACTTGGATCATCTAACCATACTTCACCCATACCTCTTAAATTATATAACATACTATCAATTTCTCTTAAAGTACATTTTATTCTATCCCATTCATGATTCTTGAACCAATTTTCTCTACTTAAATAGTTATACATACCACTAGCTTTTCTTCTAAATCCAAGACCCCTCATCATAAGTTCAGCTACTCTATCATAAGAACCACGCTTCCACTTAAATGTTTTAGTAATTTCTAAGTCACCTCTATGTCTACTATTAAATTGTTGTAATTTTTCCATTACTTCAGCTTGAGGGCCATAATATATATGTTCCCCAAGATCTTCTACTTCTATCTCTTCCATACATTGTTCAATTGTTCCATCTACAATGCAGTCATAATCTCTATAATCCATATACCCTCCAAGGTTAATAAAGAAAGACACATAAGTCCAAGGGGTTGAACCTTGACCTACTGCTTTAAGGCTTACGTAGATGTCCCACACCACTTACATATCTTTCTTTAATGTTATCTATTTACTGATCACCACCAGATTTGTTGTTATTAACAGCCGCAACAATATCACCTTCTTCAATAGCGTGTGTATTTGTTACAGATACTCCATTAACAGCAACAGATGAGCCAGAAGTTATATCATCTGGGAACTCATTTCTTAGTTGTTCAACAGTTTCAGCGTTAGTTTGTCTCTCTACAAAGCCGCCACCTTGTAGAAATTTGATTGTTTTAGTTGCCATACAGCCTCCTTATTGTTGTTCATATGATTCAATTGATTTAAACTCATCTGCTAATTGATCAAAAAATTCATCAATTAATGAGTAGTTTTCTTTTATTTGGTGTTCTACTATCTCTTTAATGTCTCCATTAAGATATTTTTTAGTTCTTCTTAGTACTGCTATGTTAGTTTCTATGTTAGTTATATCCATTATAACCACCATTTCACTATGTAGTACCAAATTACAGAACAAATTAAAAATATTGATATATATACTATTATATTTGTCCAATCAAACATTTAATTCTCCTTTTCTATGTTTAAAAGTTCATCTATGAGCATATTTTCTTTCTTTTTAAGAATTTCTTGCTCTACTTTTGTTTTTCTTAAATCTCCTATTATTTCTTCTTGAGATCTTACTGGTTCAAACACTAACATATCTCAAATCCTCCTGATTCTAGACAAAACTTAGCAAAATTCTCTACATTATCTTGTGAAAATGGATAATTAGACATAAATTGTTCATCTTTATCTCCATGTTTAGCTAAAAATTCATTATTAGTCTTAATATGCCTTTCATATTTCTCAACAGTACCATCTTTGAGCAATATTTCTAGTTTTGTACCTATTTTGGCAGCTGTTTCTTGATCTATTAGCTTACCATCATTGTAAGAACCACCTTCTTTTTGCTCATCAGTCATAAATTCACTACATTGTTTACATACAAAGTCCCATAACGGTCTCCACCACCATACATTGTTACGAAAATATACTCCAGGATTGTCATTAAAGTATGCATCCATGTCTTTAAAGTAATTTTTACGTAACTTTTCATCTTTTGACTTCCATAAATCACTATCATCATCATAATATTTGTAATGACTTGTATCTTTATTTATTTTAGGGTTAACACCACTTAAATCAAATCCCATTATTTATCCTCCTCTATATAAAACGGATCATCATATTTATCTTGGTCATAATCAGCGTCCATTAGATCTTTATCCCATGTAGGTTTATCAGGATCATAATATTCATAATTACCTTCACCTCGATGATATGCATCCATCCAGTTTTTTATTCTTTTTTTATCCCACTCTTGGTATTTATCCCAAGTGTCTCGAATAAATGTTAATATCATAATAATTAAAGGTTGTATTGCTACTACAAACCCATAAATTATTAAACAATAAAAAATAAGTGCTATCATTGCATCTCCTCTTTATATTTGCAATGATATGTCTTACCATTCCAGTTAAATAGTCCAGTTTTACCATAATATGCTCTTGATTTTTTAAATTTCTCTTTAAAAGACATACCTTTCTTAGGCTTATTAACAACTTCTTCAACAACTACCTTCTTTTCTTCTATTTCTGGTACATTTTGTTCTTTTACAGAAGTATATCTGTTAATACACACAAAAAGTATACATAATATTCCTATTGAATAGAATAAATGCTCTCTTTTTGTTTTTGCCTCATTTTTTATCTTATCTAATACATTTTTAACATATTTTACATTTTTTTTCATGTTTTTACCTCCAATATTGATATTTATAGTAAATGGTATATATATCTCAGCATAATAGGGCTGATTGACCCTCGTTAGCTAATTCTTAGTGTATCGCTGATTAAACGCTTTTTCTCACTAGTGTTGCTCGCCTTTCACTACAGCCCCATTACTATTTCTACCTCAGTTAGGGCCTGGTACCCCGATAGAAATTTGTTTCATTATTCATTGTATTATTTT